TCAGTTGCGGGCTTTTACTGCATGGAGGATAGCGTAATTTCCGGCAAAGTGAATAATAAAACGCCAGCGGCGAGGCGGGATGCGCTGAAAAGTTAAAACGGCGAGTCTGCGCACGGTCAGAGCAATAAAAAAAGCCCGCTGAGGCGCGGGCTGCAGACTTATCAGGGATTAACTGGCTGAGGCCAGGTTATTCCCACTCAATTATGTTTTGCTGTGTATATCCATTGAATTTAAAGGCTATTTAAATGGACTGCATGCACCATACCGTCTGCCATACCGTCACCAGATAAAGGTGACTATTTTTCAGGCTATTTACGGGAAGGTTTAAGAGATGAATTGCGGATCGCATCGTATGACCTTTCGCAGGTTAAGGCAACACGTCCGCGCCGGTCAGCCTCTGCCGCCAGCTCTCCCGCTGTTGAGTCAATTTCTCGGTACAACTGGGCGAGCAGATCGCCCGGGGTTCTCCCAGCCTTCCCGCTGCTGGTAGTTCCGGTATCGCTGCCACGTCGCTGCTGTAGTTGGGCGATGGCGTTCTGTATTCCTGACTGCAGCCTGTCAGCAGCACGCTCAGCAGCAATGCGCTGAGCATCAGCCTTACGATTCTCTTCATCAGCTTCTCTCTGAATAGTGTCAATTTCCGCCTGGCGGGTCAGCTCAATGCGGCGCTGCTCCTGGGTGAATGCCAGTGTTGCAGCAGCATCTGCTTTATCGCGCCGATCCCACTTCTCCTGCCATGAACGATCGGCTACTCCATATCCAACCCGGAGCAGTATCAGTGAACCAACTACCACCAGCAGCAGTGCCACCAGTGGGCGCCAGTAAGCCTTAAGAAAAGCAGCCGAGGCTATCATGCTGCCGCCAGCCGGTCGTATGCTGATGCCATTTTTACGTCGTAGCGATTTATGGCATAAGCCGGACCGTTGTAGCGCCTGGCGAATTTCGCCCAGTTCTTATCACGAAGTGCCGCTACCAGGACTTGATCTGCCATGATGAATCGAATAAACGCATCCAGTTGTGCAGAATCTCCCTTGTACATGGCATTCACAAAATCCTGCAGAGATGGATATCCGAGGGTTTTCCAGTGATATCCCATAATCTGAAATGCCCCCCAGCTGCATGACTCCAGAGCACAGTTACGGTTTATCGCCGCGGCAAGAGAAAGTCGATCATGCTCGTTTTTTCCTGTGCTATATCCACCAGGCTTTGGGTTGACCACACCCGGCCACTTCAGAACAGCAATATCCGCCTGCGCCTGACCGGCGGCAGCTTTATAACGCTGGTACATCACATGACGTTCAAAAAGAATCTTTGGCCGTCCATCAGGAAGCATGCCATCACCATTGCTTTCAACTGTCGCTACGGCTTGAACTGCATACACTGAACAACCGATTATATCGGCTGCGCGCTGATAATCAGCGGCTGACACCTTTCCCATGTTTCCCCCGGTGAGCGATGGTGAAGAGCTGCATGACGTTGCCGCGTGTTTTCAGCACTGCGCCACACAGCAGAATTTTGATGAGGAGATCGGCGTAGTCAGTGCTGACGTGATAGCCGTAGGCAATTCGGATAGGAACGGAAGCGCAGATTACGATAATGGCGTAGGCCAGCCAGCCCCCAGCCGGTTTGTGCGTTGCAGACTCACGGCGAAACGTCACCAGGCGGACAACGATAACCCCGCATAGCAGAGCATTTATCGCTTGAAGCAGGTCATAACTTGTCATCATCGGAGCTTCTCCTGAGAGCTGACTGAGGATCACCCGATCGCTTATACAGACGCATCAAGAGCTTTACGGCCACAACCGACATAATCAGGGCGGAGGCAGCATAGGCAGACTGAACCTCTACTGAACCGGGTGCCACGTCTGCCCATTTCGAAATGATGGCAATAATCAAAGCCGCGGCAGGACGGGAAACAATCACTCCCGCAATAAAACTGATCAAAGCCAGTATGAGGCGCTTCTTGATCGGGTATTCCTGAGCAGCGGTTACGAAAATCACTGAACCCGAGAACGCGCCAAGCACCACTTCAGGCGGGACACCATAGAAAAAAGCCAGCCAGGCCGATCCACTCAGGCCGCTGATTACAGCGGATGTCCCAGTTACGGATAGTGGATCAGTCATGGAAACCACCTGCATAGCGCATAGCACACCTCCATCGTAGTTAATGTCGGTACTATACACAAATATGCATATGCGGGTTATTGGTAATTTTAGGTGCAATCTTAGGTTTGTTACCTAATTGGTAAGTGGTAATATATGAAAAATCCCTAATGATTATGAAAAATGTTAAATTTATTCTCTCGCTATTTCTCTGTGGGCATCATCAACACAGCTATACACTGGCTGGTTTTTGTATCCCTCTATAACATTTTTCAAACCAATCAGACCCAGGCAAACTTTGGCGCGTTCTGCATTGCGGTCACGTTCTCGTTTTTTGCAAATGCTAAATGGACCTTCGACTCTGAAGCTACGACTATCAAATACATGATGTATGTATTTTTTATGGGCGGGATGGCATCGGCAGTTGGATGGATTGGCGATGCCATGGATCTTAATCCTGCTGTGACTATCATCATGTTCTCAGCTATCAGCTTGATCTGCGGCTTCGCATACTCAAAATTTGTTATCTTTAAGGACAGAAAGTGAAGATTTCTTTAGTTGTTCCTGTATTTAACGAAGAAGATGCAATCAGGTATTTTTACAGTGCCGTCAGGCATAAAGATTTTTTGAAGCCATATGAAATCGAAATTGTCTTCGTAGACGACGGCAGCTCAGATTTCACGGCACAGCTGATGAAGGATATGCAGGAAGGCGATCCATTAGTTCGGAATGTTTTCTTTACCAGAAACTTCGGTAAAGAGGCTGCGTTGTTCGCTGGCATTGAATCTGCCACCGGTGATGCGATTATCCCTATTGATGTCGATTTACAGGATCCGCTTGAAGTGATTCCTCAGATGATTGAGCGCTGGCAGTCTGGTGCTGATATGGTTCTGGCTAAGCGTACAGACAGAAGCTGTGATGGGCATATAAAGCGCAAAACTGCTGCGTGGTTTTACCATCTGCACAACAAAATTAGCTCTCCCAAAATTGAAGAAAACGTTGGTGATTTTCGACTTATGTCACGAGAAATTGTCGAGCACATTAAGATGCTTCCTGAGAGAAACCTTTTTATGAAAGGAATTCTGTCATGGGTCGGTGGAAGGGTCGAAGTTGTTGAGTACACCCGCGCTAAAAGATCTGCTGGCGTGTCTAAATTCAATGGCTGGAAACTCTGGAATCTGGCACTGGAAGGGATCACATCGTTCTCAACTTTTCCTCTTCGTATGTGGACGTATATAGGCATCTTCGTCGCTGGACTTTCTTTTCTGTATGGCGCATTTACGCTGGTAGACACTCTGATATTTGGTAATCCCGTTAACGGTTACCCATCAATTATGGTTTCCATCCTGTTCTTGGGTGGCGTTCAGCTTATAGGGATAGGCGTGCTGGGTGAATACATCGGAAGAATATACATCGAGTCTAAAGGTCGCCCAAGATATATTGTTAAGAAAGGCATTAAGAATGATGATCAATAAAAAAACAGCGTCTTATCTATTCGTATCTGCGGCAATATTTGCGCTAATGTGTTCTTTTTATTTCAGGATTGCACAGAGAATAGACATAAACTCTGATATGGCTTCCGGGTTAGTTGAAGCATTGGACATGGCCAAAGGAAATATATTCCTTTCCGGCTGGAGTCTTTCCACAGTATCCTTCTATTTTACTGAAGTTATCTGGTACGCAATTGCAATAGGCGTAGCAGGCCACTCTTATAAAATAGCGTACTTCATGCCTGCAATTATTCTCACATTGCTGTGCCTGATGATGATTGTTTCTTCCGAGAACAAAAAGACAGCAGCTTTTTTTACTCTTTTCTTTCTTGGTGCTCCTACTTTCTTCATGGCAAGGAATGTTTTAACGCCTTTCATTCATGTAGGATCGTATGTTTTCTGTCTGGCTGGCTACTGCCTGGCGCTCAGGTATTTAAAAAGTGGTTCAAAAACTGCTTTAGCTGGAATGTTTTTCATCCTTTCTCTGACTTATTTTAGTGACACTATATCTCTTTATATCTCGCTTATACCGGCCTTTGCAGTTGTGGTTGTGTCTTTTCTTCGGTCAGAATTAGACAGGAAATGGACATTAATTCTTGCAGTCAGCCTGCTGGCTGTAGCTGCTTCTATGCTCATAAATGCTGTCTTTGTACGCTATGGATTTGTGGTGCCTGGAGTTCAGCCTACCAGGTTTGCAACGCTTGAGGGAATCGGAAAGAACATTACTGATTTATTCTTTGGCGTCATGAAATTGTTTGATGCTGATTTTTATGGGAGAGACCCACGCAAAAAAGAAACTGTGATGAGGTGTCTGTCTTTCTTTATTATTGTTGCATTTATATTTCTGGTTATTTTGAGAGCAATGAGGATTAAGGACAATAAGGACATATTTCTCCTAACAGCGCTAGCCATTATGCCTGTGGCGTATATTTTCAGTGACGTTTCCGTTGGTGTTTCATCAATCAGATATATTATTCCTTTTTTCGTTTACGGCACCGTACTCATTAGTAACTCTGTAACGCCTGTTTTGAATAATGGCCGAACACTTTTCCTGCTTGCCGTTCTGGCACTTACCCCATCCATTCATCACATAAAAGAAAGCATTCAACTGCCAAAGGCCATGAATGGACTAAAGGGTTTGTCTCAGGCTATGTATGACAAAGGTCTTTCTCATGGATATGCAGAGTTCTGGTTTGCATCCGCAACATCTGTATATGGACAGGTGCAGGTTGCACCGATAAATTATGATGGTGAGAAGGTAATTCGTCGTGATTGGCTTAGCAAAGCATCCTGGTACAAGGACGATAACCACTTTGTTATCATTCATGATGATAAGCTTAAAGATTCTGCTATTAAGTTCTATGGCCAGCCTGATGATATCCTGCGACATAACGGTTATACGGTTTTCATCTGGAACAAAAAGCTCTCGACTGCAAACCCATAATGACCAGGGGGCGGCATCGCCGCCCCGTTCTTCATCAAATCACCATCCAGAATCTTCAGCTTCATTGAACAGTGCCGTTATTCTGACTTTGCCTGATGCTGGGCCGCCAACCACAAAAACAGATCCACCATCGACTTTCAGCGTTACCGTTGATGCGCCAACGGCTTCTCCACTGCTACCTTTTGAAACCACTGTCAGAAGAGCCACGCGCTTTTGAGCATTGAAAACGTTATGCGCAAAAGATGCGTTTCCTGACGCATCGGTTGAGATGGTTGCGGTAACTTTTGTAAACCCACCAAGCTGATGGCCAGTCGTCAGAACCTGGCCATTCGGCCAGTAGCCATCTGAGGTTTTTGTCACCGGAGTTGAACCTGATCCAAGGAAACAGTTCATTACGTTCACCTGTGCGATACTCGCATAAGGTGCGCTGGCAACGTCTACGAACGAGTTGGCCCCGATATAAGAACAGTTAGTTAGCGTGACATCTCCTTTTGAAACGGCACCGAAGCGTATCGGGGCGTTAGATCCGTTAGTGCTCCACTCACAGTTATCAAAGCTGGTGCCCGTTGTCTGGCCCGATGCATTGAAATAAACCACACCAACCGCAGATGTGCTGGACAGTCCGCAGTTTGAGAACTTAACGCCGGTATGCCAGAACATCAGAACTGCTGGTACGGCGTTGCCTGTAATGATGCAGTTATCAAACCAGATTGATTTCCACCGGGCGCTAGATGAACCGTTAATGTAAACTGCAGCGATTGCCGTCGCCGAAATATCACCGTCGTTTTCCCAAACGCAGTTGTTCATCTGGCAGCCACCAAATCCGCCAGCTGGGGTTCCAAAGTACAGGGTTGCCTGAGTGACTTTATTCACTGAGGCCTGCACGTTACTCATAACCGCTGATCCCAGACCGTTCAGGCAAACGATATAGGCACCTGTGGCGGCCAGGAATCGGGAATGAGTCATAATAAAATCTACGCCAGCATACGTTGACGATGATGTTTCCAGCGCCGAATAAAGGCTTCCGTAGAAATCGCTGTTATCGATCGAAATATAGAACGAGGTTCCTTTCAGCAGCACCTGACGATAACCACTTTCATAGAACATGTTGTCCAGACGAACAGCATTTGTGTCAGTCACAGAAACAAGAACGTTAGATGACTGAACTGTGGTCGGGCCCTTAATTTTGAAATTTGATAAAGATGACGTTGCGGTGATATCAAAAACCAGATCGTTATAATCGGATGGGGTTGAGATACGCGCACCGAAACTCCAAGCCCGCCACCCGTTTAACTGCACGCCTGCATTGGATATCTTAATGGGGGCATTGATCACATAATGTGATAAAAGTTTAACTCCCGCGCCTGTCAGGCCTGAATAATTCACAGCAGCCTGTAAAGCAGCCCAGTCAATGGACTGCGTCAGACTTGTAACATGTGGATAAACCGCCTGGGCGCTAACGAGCGTAAGAAATTTTTCTGACAGTCGATGAAGCTGTCCATCGCCGATTGCGCCGAAATCCTCAGCAGTCAGAACGTCGGCATTTTTCTGATGCTGCGTGCGTTCGACTGATCCGATTGCATCCAGCTTTACAGCAATCAGTGAGTCACCCTGCCCTGTGTCGTGGCTTGAGAGATTGTCCTTTGAAATGATGCCAGCAACATTGATCACTACTGAGTCATCATTGGGAGATAGCTGGTTTACGCGTAGTTTGCTCATGGATTTTCCTTACGATTAACGTACGCGACGGGCGCGAATATAACCCGAGCCAGTGCCTGTACCTGAAGGGAATGTGATTTGTCCAACCAGATAAACTGTCGTGTTTGTGCTGACATTAAATCTGACGCTGGGTACGGATGTTTGCACTGATGCCGTGCCGCCTTGGGTTTCTAATCTGGCAACATTTGGAAATGCTGGTAGCGTGCCTGAAGTTGTGTTCAGCCCACCAAAGCTAAGCGTTATATTTACAGCGCTAGAACCCAGTAATACCGTTCCTGACAACTCCCAGTCACCAGGGGTAAGCACCACTGACGTCAGATTTGCTGGTGTGCCTGATGTCAACGCTACACCGGTGGTGGTGTTGCTAATGATTTCACCTATGTCACCGGCCGCTGCATTGCTTCCATCAGTGATTCCCTTCTTACTCGCGACGATCTGTTTGCCGCCAGCTGTTGAACCATCCCCCGCAAGCAACTTCATGGTTGTCTTATCCAGGACAAGCTCACCATCCGCCGGGGTAATGCCTGCGACCTGCGCAGTAGTACCTCGCTTAATCTGAAGGATCGTCATGACAACGTCCCCATATCCAAATTTCCTATTGTCAGAGTAATGCTGATGTCAGCAGATCCATCTACTGAGGTAGCTTCTCCCGTTGCTGCTCCGGTAAATGTCAGTTTCCTGGCTGTCGTCCATTTTGGTGCTGATGCGACAGACAACGGCTTACCACCAACAGCAGAACCATCGCCAAATACGAGTCGCCAGTTAGTGGTGTCTAATACGATTTCTCGCGTGGCTGGGGTGTATGCTGCGACCTGCGCGGCGGACCCACCCTTTAATTGCAGGATTGCCATTGGTGTTTCCTTTTAAAGTGTGCCGTAGTCGACATCAGACACGGAGCTACCTGACAGATTGCCGTCGGCAATCGTCCAGTACGAATGATCGGGGATGGTGACCTGCTGCCCGGGTGACAAAGTAATTTCTGGACCAAATGACCAGGCATTCATTTTGTCAGGAATAGTGATGCTGTTATCCACAGATTGCTTATGCCAGGAAATTACAGAAAATGCGGAAGCCTCCAGCGGAACATTTCCTGTCAACTGGCTTTGCAGATTAGCGTCACCAGCAGCCCTTGCCAGACTCTCCTGAAGATCGGCCTCAATTCGCTGCCGAGCTTCTTCCCTGATCAGGGCATCTGTATGAGAGTTTGAAGCAGCCTGAAGTGAATCTGCATAAGCCTTATTAACAGCATCGCCGTCCAGAACAGGTGCAGATAACCGGGAAATTCTCTGACCCAGCGCGTCGTAAAAATCTGCCAGGGAATTAGGCTTTGAGAGAGCGAGGTAATTGAAAGAGTGATTAACCTGCTGGATGAGCATCGTCAGATAATCAAAAGCATCCTCATGCGTTTCTGCGAAGAAGCGGCCCTGATTCCTTAAATCGGTTTCCTGAACAGCGGGAAGGACGCGATCGAGGGCAATATTAAACCCTTCTGCGAGTGGTTTCGGCAAAACTACATTGCCGCCGGTAACCAGCCCTACTCCGGTGATACTGTAATCAGTTCCTTCTGTGAGGCGTTGAATCACTCCGTTAGCATCTGACACAGTAACTTCCATGTGGCTGCTTTTCAGGATGCGAAATCGGTAAGGGAAAACAGTTGTAACCCCGTTCCCGGAATACTGCTCGTGGTTCACTACTGTAGAAACCGTCATAACCGATACCTCTTGACTTAGTACCTGAGAAGTTTACAGCATCAATGCATATGTGAATATATGGTAATAGTGCAAAAATGCTTCTATCTTGTTTTTTATCCTGCTCAGGGCCGGCAAAAACTTGCGGAATCCACTGGATATATATACAGTTTAATCAGGAGGGCGAACGCTATGAAAAATGGCAGTGAATATCATTATCCCAGCAGCGATGTTTATACGGAAAAACTGTACAGCGATGAAGGCATTACGGGTCTTTCTCAGGACTCTAAGATCATTCGCTTACTTGAGGAACTTGAGAAGAAGGGAAACAGCGTGGGCGGTGCAAGAGATGAGGTTAATGCCTTGTTTAACTATGTTACGTCAACGAAAAAGGTTAAGGCTGACATGATCACGCACCTCGAGTACATGAAAGCCTGCATCGAAAAAACGTGATAAGTATTACCTGCTAACTGGTTCGCCCGCATTTATTACTTTTAAGGTAACAAAAAGCCCGCATTGCGGGCTTACTGATATCTGGCACACAGAAGAACAGATCCGAAAACCACAACAAAACAGATAGCTGCTGCCCCCTTTTCATTGATTATCTTCCTGTTAAGCAGCCATATGATCACGGACCAGCAGGCTATTGACACGGTTACAACAGCCAAAAACCAGCCGAAAATCACGGACAGTTTCATAATAATTTCCACTATTCCCCCACGGCTTTTTCCCAATCTGGAGCGCGGCGCGGCTCAGTATCGCCAGGGTTCCACCAGCTCGTAACATCAAACTGATTCTGCGCCCTGTCCCGTACCCGGTCGTTATACCCGGGATTAGCCATATCCTGAAGTTGCTGCAGGATCAGGTGATTCGTCACGGCCTTGGTATACCACAGGTTAGCAAACGGCGTAATCATCCTGGCGGTTTTGATAGCGTCTGCGCCAAATGAGGTTTCTTCTCCCTGCATCGCTTTCTGGGGATTGGTGATCAGCAGTTTCATCAGGGATTCAGCCAGGCCTAAGCTCGGACCGCCCAGAGTCGCGGCAATACTGGAACCGTACTGGGTGTGATCCTGAAACAGGAAATCACCGTAGATGCCGAAACCGCCCCCTTTCAGCGTCGCGCCTATCCATGCGCCAGGCTTCGTCATATCGATGGGGTCATTACCTGACAGCAGCGCATTAAGCTGATTGGCAAACATGCCTGTCAGCGTGGTACCGCCGATGTAAGCTGCAAGGAATTTCAGCGCCGGTACGCGGTCGAGATTTTGCGCACGGGTCACCATCTGCCGGAAGCCGGCGAACGGTGTGGTTTTGAAAAGCATGAAGCTCTTATACAGCTCACCACCCTGATCCCGGGCGTAAGTATCAATACCGGTGGCTGTAGTGATTGCCTGGGTCATTTCACCATGCGTCACTCCCAGTAGCTTCTGTGCTGCCTCGGCACGCGCGTTACGCACCATGCGGCTAACTGTCTGCTCAACCTCTGCCTCATAGGCCTGGCGAAGATTGGTAGCGCGGCTGTCAGTCATGGTACCCAGATTAGCCAGCGCCTCGTCAGCACCGGCACGCACGCGCTCAATCTGCCCGGCCAGTATCTCCCTGACTTTTTCATCAGGCACGGCGTAGATGGCATCAGGAGTCATTCCCATATGACCGCCAGCGGTGAGCGGCTTCAGATCTGCTGCGTTCATGATTGCCCAGTCTTCAGCACTCCATCCCTTGGAGGAAAGCAGCGCTTTATCAGAACCTTTCAGCGCGTCCAGGGTGGAATAGCGGCGTGTCAGTTCACCGATATTTTTATACATCAGCAGGCCGAATGCGGCTTTATTCGCGCGGTCCATCGCAATCAGCCCGGACCACTTCAGCGTTTTCTCAGCAAACCAACCGGTGATGCCGCGGGTCAGGTCAAAGCCGCCCATCTTGGCGATCACTGCTGAGTGGGCATCAACCAGCAAACCCAGCTCGGCATTAGCTCGCTTGGCATCTCCGCTGAAAAGGTTTCGGATTGTGGTGGCAGAGAGGCGCATACCGTTACGGTCAAAGCCCAGCGCCTGTGCTGCTGCGCGCATGACTGCCTGATCCGATGTTGCTGTGATGACGCTGGATCCGAGCATTGCAGATGTCATCAGGTTACGCAGGCCGCCCACCGCCGATGAGAATACACTGGTGCTGTTCACGCCGTTAAGCCCGGCCATAGAATCAAACATTCGCTGCACCAGCTCACGCTCTTTATTCATCTCCGCGATGGGGTGGCCGGCACCATCAACTTTCACCGCGTTCTGATAGATGCGATCGGCGATCAGTTTGAAGTTGGTGGCAGCGTCCGGGCCAAATGCCTTGACGACGCCAAGATCACGCGATGCAGACTGCAGGTGACCCATCATTACGCCGACCACCGGCTGTTGGGTGTACTTTTCCATATAGCCGAAGTGGCTTTCTGCATCCTTAAACGCCAGCACCCTGCTCTGTGAGCCACGGTTTTTCAGGCCACCGCTACCAGCGAAAACACCAGGATCGAGTTTCTGAGCGCCATCGGTGGCTTTGGTTTCGAAAATATACTCGAGCGATTCCCGATACTGCACATCGTTCATAGGCGTTCCGTCCGGATTGACGAACTGCGACCGGTCCTGAGTATTGTAGATATCATCCACCCAGGCGCGGCGCGCCCACTCCCCAGGCGGCATTCGTCCGGAAATTCGGGCCTGAGTACGCTCAGCAAGCGGCAGTGTGGCCAGCCATTCCTCTCGCCCGGCAGCACGAACCAGATCCGCATCATCAACGTATGGCAGATGCCAGTCATCTCGCTGACCGATATCAAATCCGCTATCGTTCATCTCCTGACGGGCACGAGAAGTTACATCTGACCAGATGCTGGCGATCTTCTTCGCTGCCGGATTGCCGGTGTCTTCACCGTAAATTTCCTTCAGCAGTTGCAGTTGCGATGATTTACCCGCCCGCTGATCAAACATGTTCCGAAAGCGCTGTTCGCCCAGTGCCTGAGCCTGCTCAAAAAACTTCTGAACGTCACCGCCCGCCGCTGTCATTTCAGCACTGAGCTGGCGTGACCAGTCCTGAAAAGCACCAGTCGCCAGCTCTTCAGCTGAGACAACATCGATCTCTTTGCCATCGGCCACGCGGCGCCCGGAGAAAATAAACTGCGTCAGATTTTTTGGTGTCTGTTCTGCCGCCGGAACGGTGCGGTTGAGCGATTCGGTGACGTTGTTAATGGCAATAGCATTCTGTGCCAGGCGCTGGCGCTTCTTAAACACGTCATGCACAACCCGGCGAGCTGCCAAATCAGCGGCCTGCGTATACGTATCTGCGTCCGGAAATCCGCTCTTACCGCCTTTGGCATTCATGCGTGATACCTGACGCACCGAATCGCGGATCAGATCTTCAATATTCTTTAGTTCAGACGCCAGCGGCTGGCGGCCCAGCGTCTGGGTAATGGCATCAACACAGGCTTGTTTCATTATGGGTTCCTCAGGAAGCAGGTTGCGGCCACGCTATAAACTTTCGACTCTTTCTGCACAGTGGTTATCTGATTATCGAGATCCGCCAGTGCCTGCGCCAGGCTTACAGGCTCCCCGGTGTCAGGATGCGCAATCATGATGTCTGCGTTTGCCTGTGCCATGTCACGCGCCGCCATCAGGTCATAGCTGTTTGATGAAATCGACTCACCGGTTACTGGGTCGGTGCTGATTTGTTCAGGTGATGATGGCTCCGCAGATCGACCACCAGCAAATGCACTACCCTCACGGACAGGCGGAATAGACGGCTCAGCGTTCTGCGGCACGGTTTCGGCTATACCGTTTTCGCGGTAGGCCGCGCTAAGCTCTGCGCGCTGTGCGTCACCGGTAGCAATAGCATCTGGCCGGGCAATGCCATCCAGCCCCCGGATCTGAGCAGAAACGTTGACTGGCTCGCCTGACAGTAACTGACGTGATGCCTGGTCCATCGCGGCCACGTGGCTGTTGAGGCTTTCATTTCCGGAGTGAACAACAGGCGATGACTCCAGATCATAATAAAGTCCCTCGTTCATGACGTGCGCCGCATCCACGTCGCTCGGTTTGATCTGTGCCTCTGGTACCAGTCCGCGCATGCTTTCGGGGATCAGTCCCTGCTCTATGCGGGATAGATCAGAGCGTGCCTCATAGAACCGGCCGCCCGGGCTGCTGTCCGTCAGCGTGGCGCCACGCTGATCAATCTGCTCTTTCAACAGCCCGATACGCATATCGAGTTCGTTTACCTGCGCGGTACGCTGCGCGCGTGCCTGCGATAGCGCTTTTCCACTGCCGCTTAATGGCGTGTTTTTCAGTTCCTGGAGCTGAGTGGTTGCCTGGTCGTGCTGATATTGAAGGTCATGCACTTCCTGAGAAAGAGCCTTTCTGTCTCCACGATTGACAACCTGGGCGGCTAATTCCTGAAGTTCTGCAACCCGGGATTCATAGGTGGCCGCCGACGGTTCACCAGCTGCCAGCGCATCCACCTGAACAGGTGCATCAGCAATTGCGCCTGGTTCCATGCTGACAGGTGCGTCAACCTCTGCGGTGGGACTTGCTGCCACTTCAGTTGTAACAGGTGCCGGATCAGCCAGCGGGGTATCAGCGCGTTGTGCTGTCAGATGATGCAAGCCGCCGAACGCGGCACCGAGCACACCATCCACCAGCAGAGCCTGCTTATCCCAGATGCGATACTGTTTTGCCAGCTCGTCATAGCCGTTTTCTTCCAGCGTCTCTCCCAGCGCAAAGCGGTTAGCCGCGCCAAATCCGGTGTTGATCCCTATACCGGATAGGAGACGTGTCGCCAGCCTGCCGCCGACGCCAGCGGGCAAGGCCATGCCCAGCGCATTCGCGCCCGCCTGCTCAAGCGCCAGGGTTCCGGCGGTGTCTTCATTGACGCCTTTTGCCAGAAAGTCCTGCCGTGTTGACTCGTAACTGCTGCCGAACGCGACCGCGCCACCTGCAACCGGCCCCGCCACAGCGGTTGCTGCGATTGCCGGAGCGAACGTTCCCAGACCTTCCAGAATGTCTGCTGCCATACCCTGACTGTTTGGTGCTGGCTTTACTGCGTTGCGCGCGTCATTTAGCGACTTCTGCACAGCACTGAAATTCTGGTCAACTATCTCATCCAGTTCTGGCAGGTCACCGCGCAGCGCGCTGTAAGTCGGTGAGAGCTTTGCCGTTTCCACCAGTGTCTGCCCCAGACCTACAGTGCCTTCGGCTGCACCACGGAACAGAGCCGAACCGCTGCCTGCGTACCAGCGCGGATCATAGTCTTCCGGCTGGGCCTGCTTATCTGCTGCCTGATTATCTGCCCATGCCTGCCCTTCCGGGGCCAGTGAAAATAAGTCTGACATTACTGAACCCTCACTGTAATTGGCGCACCGGTTTTAGGATCCGTTGCCCAGCGCCCGCTGCCGGTCACCAGCCGATACTGACTATCACCCACATTAACCGGCACAAAGTTGGACTGGCTGGCCGGGTTCAGACCAGCAGACTTAAGTGCATCACCGGCGGCTGCAGTGTAGCGATCCTTGAATGTGCTTTTGTCCATGCCAAATGGCATTACAACGTCACCGCCGTTGAACCCTTTAACGACCCCCCCGGTTGCCATCTGGATAGCCTTCTCAGCAATATCACTGTCAACGGCTTTGGTGTTGACACCATCTCCGTCGCCGCTGGTGTATGCCAGACCGGCATAGGCAGATTTATAAATTGACCAGGCCATCTGCCGCGCCTGCGGGTTATGAGAAAAGGCATTGCCGATTTCATCATCAAAAGTCTGCTTAAGCTTGTCATCGGCAGGAAGTTTGACCGCGCTGATCCCCGCATCCTTTTGCGCTTTGGTCGGGTTGATAAGCTGATCTCCCTGCAGTATGGTTTTGGCGACTTCATATTTATTCATCGTTGGCTTATAGGCCACGAACTGACTGTACGGAATCGACGATGAGCGGTTGTCATACTGATTGTCGGCAGTGCCCAAGATTAACGCTGAATAGGCCGTCGCGGCGCTGTCTGGTGCAATGGACGCTGCCACGCTGCGCAATGCCTGAGGCTGTAAGCCACGCCCAAATGACTGCAGCAGGCTGATCGACTGATTCACATCCGTGGTGCCGCGCACGCGCTCGCTGACTGAGGCTGCTTCCTCTTTCGACAGAATAGGCGCGTTGATACCAAGAGATTTGAGTTGGTCAGTCGCTGCGGTGCGGTTCTTTATCTCATTGGTGATATCGGCTGGATTGTTGCTGGCGATCGGCTTGTAAACGCCCATATCCAGAGCTGCCTGATAGGGGTTTGACTCCCTGAGGCTGATAACCTGTTTCGCTGCTGCCTCGACATGATCAAAGGCATCGGCTCGACCAGCAAACCCTTCACCGGTACCCAACTGCGTTTTAAGGTCAGCGACGTAACTGGTGATGCTGCTACTCGGCATGTTGCGGAATGACCCGATGTACTGACCGGCAACGCGCTGATTTTCCAGATCGGCAAACCGCTGGTTTCCTTCGCGGTAGCCATAAGCTGAAATCAGCTGTGCCTGGCTCGGCGGGTTCGGATACTCGACACCCTTCAGGTATGAAGCTTTGGCATCGCTGATTACATCAGTCAGCTGCGCCTTGAGCTGGGTGCGCGCCTCGTTCTGCAGTGATTTAGCCTGGCGCAGATATGACGACTGAGCCTGCGTGCTGGCCGCGTCGAAAGCCACGTTACCGGTATAGCGTTTCGGGCTTTCCAGCGAAGTCAGGCCAAGCGCGGCGCGAAGTCCGGTATCCAGCTGACCATCGCTGTATGGAATGCTGCCGTTTTCATGCTTCACAATTCCGGCACTGAGCTTTTTCAGCACGTTCAGATCACTCAGGTTGAGCTGATCATCGGGTTTAACGCTGAGCTGTTCACACAGCGCTTTCACATAGGCCGTGGTGTTATTGCCATCAGAGGCTGGTGCCCACCGGTTAACGATCTCATTGACCGTATCGAAGCCCTTTTCACCATATGCCAGCAGGTTTTTACCCAGCGCGCGGATCCCGTGTTCAGGCGTGACGAATTTGGCAAACCGGCCATCACTTCCCGCCTGACCTTCCCAGTTATTCTGACCCGCTTCAATGTTGCCAGGGTTGTTGTTGCGCAGCCCTCGCGCATCACCGGTGCTGCCGCTTACCCGCACAGCGCCGTCATAATCGCCAGGCTCGCCATTCGCGGCGATGAAGTCCATGTAGTTCTGATTAGCCGCCGCCGACAGAGCTCCATCAGCTGATTTCTCTTTCAGCTGATTTTTCGCGTTCGCGCGCTCTTCATCACTCCAGCCATGAGCCTCAGCAAACTGGTCAATCGCGGTGAAGCCCTGCTTAACGGTAGAGGTAAACGCCTGCGGATCGTTGTACTGCCCCTGAGCGGCTGTGACAGTCGATTCCTGCAACGCTTTGAACTGCCCTTCCTCGTACTGCCTGATCTGGCCGATTTCATAGGTGCTGGCCTGCCGCTTGTACTGCATTCCTGCTTGGTTGATCTGCTGCATGAAATCACGGCGCATGCTCTCAGGCACCTGCTGCGAAAGCTCATCCGCTTTGCCGCGGATATTATTCAGCACAGCCTCTGACTGACCGACAGCGTTTTTGCCCTGCTTCGTATACAGTCCGGAGTCAGTGTTGTTGAACTGATCATCGGCAAATGACTGGAACTGAAGCACGGCGTCCTGCGTCTGTGCGACGTTCGCTTTATGCTGCTCCTGAGCAAAGATGCCAGCAATGCGCGATCCTACCTCACCCAGACCGGCACCGAACGTATCGGGATTGGTCTGAACACTGACCTGCGGCGCTGGCAGTCCCTGGTCAACTGTCTGGCGGGAATTGTACGTTGGTACCGTTGGCATGGTGATCAGTCCTTAAAATGTGAAGCTGTTGCTGCCGTATGACGAACTTTTCAGGGAACCAAACATGCTCCCTGAGTTGCTGGCACCGCCCGCGCTGCTGGCACTTGATGCAGCAAGAGACGATCCGGCAAGAGAGCTGTAAGCACCATAGGCACCTAGCGCGCCATTGAGCAAAGTCAGCCCTGCCTGCTGGTTACCGAAGGCTGTCGTTGCCTGCGCCTGAGAACGATTACCTGCCGCCTGAGCCTGAAGCCCATAAGCCTGCCGCTGCGCGTTGTTCACTGTAGTCAGTGCGTCGAGTTCGCCCATCTGCGCTGTATCACCGAATATATCAACCGCCGTGCCGCCTCCAAGGTCTACGCCACTGGCTGCCAGGGTCGCCGCCTGCGTACCGGCCATTTGTTTGGCACGCTGACGCGCCTGCGCCGCCTGGGCATTACCGGCATTCACTGCAGCGTCGGCTGATTTCTCCTGCACGTCGGCGTTATAGTTCGCCAGCTTCGACTGATACTTTGAGTTCTGCCGCTGGCTATATGCAGACGCGGCCGCCGCCGCCACCATTGCCACACCTACTGCTACTGGACCGCACATTATTTTTTCTCCATGGTGAAACGATGAAACAGTACGCCGTTTGGCCCGGCCGGGACCGGGTCGTAAAGCCGGAACCCCATCCAGTGAAGCCACTGCTTCGCGGCAACGTTGCGGGAATCTACATAATTCTCGAGACGCGGGAAGGTCTCAAGGATTCCAGCGAGTAAAGGCCTGCTGTGCCTGATAAAAGCGCGTGAGTATTTATTTAGGCGATCCGATGCCACCAGCCACGGCGTGCCGTAGCCGGTCAGGATGCTCGCCGGAGTGACGCCAAACAGCGTCACGACCTCGCCGTCAGCGATCCCAGCCCAGCAGAATGACGAATGCGTTAGCCCGTACTCGAGCACCTGATCGGGCGTCATTCCCCAGCCTGATTCGAACTCCTCAATGTCGGCCTGGCGGACATGCGGCAGCAGATCCTGTGCATGCTCAAGCGTGGCTGGGATAACCTGAACGACTGGCATCAGCGACCCCCTACTGAAATGGATGGGATAACAGCAAGAATGGACAGAGGCAGCGGATCGCTCTGCCTGACGTAGATGCGGCCGCCTTTGCCCCAGTTGGCGTCAATATTGATATCAATGGTGCCGGTGGCATCATCTACAGGCCGATCGTAAAACTCATATTCCCGCTGGGCATACTCATACATGTTTTTGCCATCGGTTCCCGCCAGAACGCCACGACTGGCATTAACCAGCAGGCTAACCTGCGAAATGATCAGCTTCTTATCCAGCAGCGTTTCCTGATTGGCAATATTGATGTCCAGCGTTTCAAATTCTGCTGTTATCGGCAGACCGACATGAACGACAGCGCCAGGTGAGTCCAGCGTGATATAGCCGCCGTTGACAACCTTCTGAGTTTCAACGTTCGCATCTGCCAGAATGCTGACTGTTTTGCCCTCAAGGTGATTGAGACCGCCAAACTCTTTGCGGGCAAAGCGCCAGTTAGCAGTAGCTGTGGCCTGCAGTGCGTCCGGAATATCGCGGCTTGCCTGAGCAGTAACCTGATTGCCGCTTCTGACCTCAATGATGATCATGCGGATAGTTTTGCTGATGACCTCACCATCCTCTGCATCGGTGTAAGGGAAATGGATTTCATCCCCTACATTTGATGCAGAAAAATAAGCCGCTCCTGATATGGAGACAGTAAACGGTCCAGCCCATCCCCACGCCCCACTGAAGCTGGAGATTGTCATCAGGCGGGAAGAGTCCGCATTTCTGCCGTCATAACTGAGGCCGCTATCTACGAAGAAGGCGTCGATATCATCAGTAAACTGGCGGGATGAAAGGCGCTCTATATAGCGTCTTACCTGTCCGTTAACTGTGCGCTGTACACTGAAATAGACTCCATCTTCAGTGCCTTCACTGATGCTGCATGTTGATTCGAATTTCCCGTCTGTCGGCTGTGGCGCCCAGGCAAAAACCTGCTGATCGCGAAGATAGGTCAGCGTCAGTAGTGCACCATCATTACGGATAGCCCAGGCGGCTGAGTACGGCACAACAGTGAATGACCAATCCACCAGCTGATACCCTTGAAAGAGGTGATTAGCCAGCACGGTCAGATCGCTTCCCTGATATCCGTCCACGTCAAAGGAATACGCCAGGTCTCGCACAACGCTGCCCTTCTCCTGAATGAAGAGTGCAATATTGCTCACTGTGATCGGCGGCGTTGAGCTGGCACCGTCCGACCCCTGAGAGCTGAATGAGAAGGAGCTGGGCGTCAGGACATTATTCTGGTCACCTTTGATCTGGAATTGCCCGCCGGAGGTCAGAGCCACCAGAGAACCAACGTCGATCAGGTGACGAATCTCATTTACCTGCCGACCAGCATAGGTGTAAGTGATCCGATCATCGTCAGCTATAGGCGAGCTTTTACCAAAGTCCTTGTAATCACCTGACCGGCTTGCCCAGATAGTTTGCGGGTATGCAGTTGAGGCGGCGAAGAACAAACGCTGCTGATAGTAGACCACGGTACCCGGATAGCCGTTGACGCTGTTCCAGGCATAGCGCGCCCATTTGTATGATGGCTTGCCACTGCCAACGGCATTGGAAGGAATCCTGGAAATCACAGTAGCGGCAGCAGTCAGGCCATTCGCTGAAACAGAGGTAATACGGGCTATGCCGAAGCCAGAATGAAGATATTCCCACAAGACGCCGGTATCGCCGCTCCATCCATCCCAAGCACGGCCTTCAGTGTGCGATGGACGAAGTGTCCCGGTCTTTCCAACCGTCACTGCGTTGTAATAATTATTATCAGCCCGCCGCACAAATCCCTGGTTATAAGTAACGGTCCATTTTCCATCGAAACCGGCTTGTTTGCTTATGAACTGACCGGGATCGAGTGTTGCGATAAAGGCGTCTGCTGCAGTCTCGCTATCGAATTTTTTCGAAGTAACAGCACTGTCTGAAATAGATTTATCTGTTTCCCACACGGGAACACCGTCTACTGCTGGTTGCTCAAGATAGAAAAGCTTTCCAACCTGTTCCTGTCCAAAGATTGACGAGTTAGCGGTCAGTGTTATCGCACCGATCTCAGCACTGGCATAGACAGTCTTGTTTTCATCAACGTTGATATCTTCAAAAGGCCCGTTTTTGGTCACCACCTCAACCAGCGCCCAGTTATCATGGGCATAGCGCTGCAATTCGCGCGGCGCATAATTCTTATGACAGATGGTCATCACGTCGGCTGACTGCGTGAACTTCAGATCAAACAGGTCTGCTTCGGCATAAGGTGTCGCAATCTCATAAACGGCATTGCTGCTGTTCAGTACCTGACCGCCATCTTTAAAAACGCGCATATAGAGATGCCCAAACTCGAGCGCATAGGTCTGCACCGTAGAGAACTGGAACGGGATAAGTCGGCATTTGCGGTCAGGGTATTTGGCCTCAGCAATGAAGCGCGTTCCAGGACGGTTTTCTATTCCACCATACTGGCGCACGATGAAGTTTCGGCAGCGGCGCAGCGAAACAGCGTACTTTGCAAGGTCAACACGGCCATAAACGTTTGGTGCAATCTCACCACCGGCGAACGATGGCTGAATAAGACTGTTAGCCATCAGCTCAACCTCGCACTGGTGAATTCACTCTGTGGCTCAACCGGCTCCTGACTCTCATTCATCGAATGAGAACCGGCACTGCGGATGATTTGTGAGTACATCGTCAGGCAGTTTTGGACCAGGTTTGGAGCGGATGCCAGAGGCATGCCGATTTCACTCGCCAGCTTCCATGACAGCGCACTGCGGAAAAGCGGATCAAACATATTCGGGTCAGTGATATCGCTGACATAGCGCAGCCAGGCGTTCTGTTGATCGGTGTAAATCAGTTTGCCGGTGCCATCGGTGTCAGAACCGACCTGATATTCAATGCGAAATCGCTCTGGGGGGTTACGCATACCCGGCACCAGGACATCGACGATGCGCTGGCAGTCAGTCGGGTAGCGGTAAGCATACTGCCAGTCTGACGGCGCGCTGACGGTGTCAGCCAGCGCGACACGTTTAATGGCAAAGTTCCAGTCGAAGTCTGCAAGCACCTCAAGGCGGGCAGACTCGTAATGCAGGTCACATAACCCGGCCTCTTTGCTCTTTTCACTAAGGCTGTTGATCGTCCGGCTGTTGCCCAGGCGACTCAGTGCGATGTTGCAGATTTCGATAATGGAAGCCATCAGTCATCCTCCGATCCGTAAAGGGTGTCGGCGGCGGTCTTTGGTGGTGTAGCGTCAGATGCCTCCATACCAAAATCAGTGATCTGCAGGTCGATATGGCTGTGAGATTCACCGCCTTCTGATTCCCGCGTGCTGACACCGACGATTTTTGCCATGCCACCTATCGCCATCATGTCGCCCACTTTTGGCAGTTCGGCACCCAGCTTTTTCAGCGCATCGCCATTCAGCGAGATACGCAGACCCCACGGGTATTCGTCGCGGGTTTCAACGGCGCCGTTCTCACCTTCAACAGACTCGGTACCGGTTTTCATATTGACGACTTTCATTTATCGCTCCTGAAAAAAAGGGGCCGACCGGCCCCTTATTCATCGCCGGTCAGAGACCGAGTTCTTTGCGCTTCTCTGCGATCTTCTCGCGGAGCGTGTCCGCCTTCATCGCTGGGTGAGGTTTCTTCTGAAAGAGTTGTTCGTACTGCTCCTGAAGCTCTGCCAGATTTTCATCACCTTCACCGTCTCCGCCATTGCCGCCTTCAGGGCCGGACTGATTGCTGTTTCCGCCAACGCCTGGCGGGTTACCGGTGCCGTTAAGGATGGTGGTTGTAGCGGCTTCACCTTTGATCTCTGCCTTCGCTTTCGCTGCTTTCGCTGCGTCATTGATTGGCTCCAGAGCGCTGCCAGGCTTGCCGTCATACTCGACTTCTGAACCTGCGTCCCACAGCTGGTTATGAATATGGGAGAGGCGCAGAACGAGGTACTTTGCTTTTTCCTCTGACATTTACCTGTCCCTTAACCAGTGATGCGTGAGCGGATCGGATACGGTGCGTTGTTATCCACATCCAGATTGATGCCAGCGGTGAATGCGCCAGCGGTGAGCGGGCCGGTGCCGACAACGTAGTTAACGCGCAGATAGCGCTGTACGCCCTGCGGTACCTTTTGTGACATGACACGCTTACCAGAGGTCAGCGCACTCAGCGCCAGATCACCGGTAGATGTCAGCGTTGACCATGTGCTGTTATCAGGGCTGGTCTGCAACTGAATATTCACCGTAGCAGCGCCAGCGGCAGCAGCCGTGGTGTTAACGGTCGCCCAGAATTCGAGCGGATAGCCCACGCCAATATCACGGCGGGTACCGTCGATTGGACCCAGGTCGATAACATCATTTGAAGCAGCAGACGCGGTAACCGCCTGCGCTTCGGAGAACATCAACAGTTTGTCGAGGATCATAATTCTCTCTCCATTTAGCGGGGCGTCATTGCCCCGCTGATTTGGTCAGGGGGTTAGACGACGCGCGCTTCTGTTTCGAGAATCGCATCAACTTCACGGATCGGAATACCACGGAACGCAGTCCACCAGTCGCCTTCAGTCTCCTTAACGGTCAGCGCCAGAGACGCCTTGTCCAGAGATTGCAGATCAAGTGCCTGTCCGAGTGTACGATTCATGTAGAACACAGGCTTGCCCATGCCACGGTTAGGGATACGATGCAGCGCCTTAATCATCAGGGTGACAATGTTGGCAGCCGAGCCAGCCACAGACAGATCGCTCACATCGATGTTGGCAATTCGAACCACGTAGCGCCAGTCACGCAGAGTCAGACCGTTATCCCACTTATAGTGAGAGCGGTAGCCCTGATATTTACCGCCGTTGGCATCAACCAGGGTTTGCTCACCCAGATCCTGATGCTGCAGGCCAGCTTTCTGGCCTTTCGGGAAGATGCCATGCACGGTGTTTTCACCCCAGACCACCAGCCAGATGGAGGTGTTATCAGTGCCGGTACCGCCAGCATCAATGATGTTCTGTCCGTTGCCAGCAGCTTTGCTGGAGTAACGGGATGACAGGCCCATGAACTGTTGCGGGTTGACGCTGGTATCGCCATAGAACAGCGTCTGCGCCATCTGCTGATTCATCGCTTCAATAAACGCGCGGTCTTCAGAAAGGCGGAATTCAGACGTGTTTCCATTAAGGTCAGCCAGAGATTTATCAACCTCGGCATAAGCTTCCAGCATGCCGGCAGAGTCGGTGATCTGCACGGTGGTGGATTTGCTCGGCTGCACACCGTAGTTGAGCAAACGCCAGGTTGCAGTAGGCAAGCCTGAGCGCACGGTAGTGCGGTGTCCGGTTGGAAGGTTGCCTTCAACAAACGGCATATCTTCCAGGATCGGGTTGGTCTGGCCGAGAAGCTCAATGATTTTGTCGATCTTCCCGTTTGAATCTACGCGCTTACCCCAGTCAGCCAGCGTCAGCGCAGTTAAGCCTTTAACAGCCATAATTTATATCCTCAGTTTTTGCCATACAGAACATCGGCCGCCGAACGCTGGCCTTTCTCATTTGACGTGACCAGGCCGTCTTCTGACATGGCCGCGCCCACCTTTACAAACACGCGAATCAACTCGGGATGGTTGCCCATGCCGGTTGTTTCCAGGAACTCACGCAGCTGTGGCGTGGCGAATTTATCCATCGCCTGCTTAGCCCGCGTCAGGTTTCCATCAAACTTGTCGCCACCGATCTCGGAGTCGTCTTTCGCCGCTGTACCCCAGTCGGCAACCTGCTTCTGCCAGGTGTCGGCCTGTTGCTTCATCAGCTGTGGCATCACCTTGCTGCCGTAAAGGTCCACCAGCTTCTGCGCCTGCTCCTGCGACAGATTCAGTTCGCGGGCGATTGGCTCAAACTGCGCAACGGCGTCTTTATCCAGTTCCGCACCCTCTGGCGCTTTGAATTCATAGGCTTCCGGCGCGCCTTCAGGCTTCTTATCGCCATCTTTGTCACCATCTTTGTTGTCGCCAGTTTTCTCAGCACCAGGCTTTTCGCCTTCGCCCTCTGGCTTCTGGGCTGCGCCTTCCCCTTCAGGCTTGTCTGACGCACTCTGCTGTGATTCCTGGGTACCTTCCTGACCTGCTGGTGCAGACTCAGTGCCGGTATTTGCCGCTGGCGCACCTTCTGCGCCGCCATCTACTGGTGCTTCGCTGCACAGGCGACGCATTAGCAAACGTTCAAAAATATTCATTTATCAGCTTCCTCTCTGGCTTCATTCGCCATGGTCAGATAGAGATCCGGGCAGTGGGTCATCACCTCATTGAACAGGCGGAGACCTTCGCTGCGGCGTCCCTCATTGAAATTTGTGGCCGCGTTGTCACCGGTGAATGACAACGCAAACACACCAGCATTACTGAGCAGCAGCCAGATCAGGCGGCGGCCCTGCACTGATGACATGACGTGCTTCAGGTCGTCGCGCTGGCGTTCTGCAGCCAGCTTTTGATTCTGCTCGGCGTCTTTCAGGCGCTGTTCATCATCGAGATCGGTCATTGCTGCATACCTCCCGCGATGGCGCTGAGCGCGTTCGGCCCTTCCAGATTTGCCTGGCTGAGGTCTTTAGCACCGGCCACTGCTGCCTGCGCCATCTGCATTTGCTGCTGCTGCTGGATCTGCTCGGCACGCGCCTGGCGGATTTTCTGAACTTCCTCATCAGGCACGATGACAGACGGCGAAACGCCGATAGAGTCGCCGTAGCTATCGATGATTTTGTCGATGTCCAGTTTGTCGAGAGCTTCAGGTTTGGCCTGCGCCATGCCGCCCACGAAGCCAACGAAGCGCTCCATGCTGTTAACGCCGATAGACTTCTGGGCCTGAGCCATGACGGAGATATATTCGATGCGCAGCGCGGTACCCTGCAGAACCTCTGGCGCTGGCGGCAGCATGCCTTTGCGCTGCATGATGGCGAACGCGCGGTCAATCAGCGGATCAAGGAACTCATCGTTCAGGCGCTCCAGCACCGGCCCGAGCATCAGAAGTTTCTCTTCTCGCAGCTCGTTAACCGCTTCCACTGGCATGCTGCGGGTGTTGATGTTCTGGAGCATCAGGAACAGGTCAACGAAGTAGGAACTGCGGATAATGTCGCGGGTGTCCTGGATGTCGTTCAGCAGATCAGCCGTGTTCGGGTTGACCATGTAGAGCGGCTTCAGTCCGTCCTGGCCGGTCAGCTGATCAATGTAGGTGACAGCGCCAGGCAGCTGTGAAACGCGCTGGCTCTTCAACGAAGAAGGCCCGACCATTGGAGGGTTAGTCGCTTTGTCGATCAGCTGGCTTTTGCGCTTCTGCTCGAGCTGCAGCGCTTTAACCTGACCCAGCGCAGTCATGCCTGGGCAGTTGCTGCCGTAGGCGTCTTCGCCATTCACTTCCCAGCGTGGCGCCAGGATCGGAAATTCATCGAAACCGGATTCCCGCAGGATCTTGTCATCACCCGCTTTCTCAAAATAAACCGATTTGTAGCGCTTATTTTTGGCGTCCATCTTGCCGGTCTGGCGGTTAACGTTCGGATAAACAGCATGGATAACGTCATGCCATGTTTCCGTGGTCTGCGTTGCCCACTGGCCTTTAACCGTTTCGCTCACATTGTCCAGGCCGAACTGCTCTACCAGCTGGCGGGTAGTCATGCGGAATTCACGGAAAACCGTGTCAACACTAAGACGCGCGCTGTTCGACACGTAATAGCTGCCGATCGGGAATGGGTAGGTGCGGATAATGTCTTCGTCATCCTCCAGTATCGCCATGGCGGCGGTGCCGTAGGTACCGAGCTGTGCATAGACGATAGGCAGCGATTGATAGAGGTTCGATTTATTGAACACCTCATTCATGCGGCGCTGCACATCCTCCAGCCATACCTTCACCGGGCCGTAATCTTTCATTGCCGGATCTGAAACTGACAGCGTGAACCACGGACGGGCCGGGCTGGTAATGCCTGACATCATGCCGCTGGAGAGCGTGCGCTCTGCCAGGGTGCAGGTCGGATCAACAATGCTGGTATTACGGCGGTTATCGCGGTTGGCATCGGAAACGAGAAAGCGACTGGAGCGCGGGCTGATGTAATCAGACAGCTCGCGCCAGTGTGAATTAAAAGTGGTCCGCTCATCGGTGAGCATTCCCAGCTGTTTGTTTAATCGCTGCTTCAGCGTTTCTTCGGCCATGATTGCCCCGGTTCCCGTTACTGGCCCAGCAGCGTTTTATTGCTGGTGTTGGCTTTTGATGTGTCGCCCTGTGAGCCAGTCAGCAGAGTGGAAGCACGTCCGGCAGCAGCGCGGCGGCGGCGTTCTTCATCGTCTCGAGCGCTGACTACGGCGTCATCCTGCGCCTGTGGCGCGGCCTGAACTTCTGGGGCTGACGGTACGGAAGGTTTTGAACCCATGCACATGGCTGTAACTCCCTTGGATAATTACCAAAATTAAACCATATACGCATTATTTTGACCACTAATAAGCAAAAGCATTTGACAATAGTTACCATAATGGTAATAGTTGAGCTGTGGAGAGAGCTGACATCGACTCACAGTCCGGAGTACCGCAGCAGCATATTGGACTTAAAAGTAAAGGCGGTGGATAAGCCGGGCATCATCCCGGCACCAGATTGAAAGATGCTTATGGAGCCGCGACAAAGTGTGGCGCACTAAGGTGCTAAGTGTCTTTCCATGTGGTGAATGCGGCCAGCGCACGCGGAAGACTGACAAAGATTGCACACAGTCTAAGAGTTTCCGCTCTGGAGTTTGTCAGTCTGACCAGAGCACCGGGAGGCACCCGGCACCACACATATCAGGCGAGAGCATTTAGCGGGCGTTCAGGAGCGCCACAGAGGCGCTGAGTGTTCTCACCTGATGTGCCGTAGGACCGTTATCCGTGATACTGTGTTTCTTAGCCCGCCCCGTGCGGGCATTTTTTTACCTGGAGGAATCATGTCAGACAAAGATATTGAGCAGCAGATCCAAGCCAAAGGCAAAACCGCTCCGCGCGTTACTCCTGGTCATATTGAGAGCATCATTGTCAGCGAGCATTATTTCACTGCTGGCGATGCAGTAAAACCGGGGGTGGTGGCTGGATATAAATACCCCGGCCCACTCGATCTGCTTACCTTCTGTGTCCTTACGCTGAAGAATGGCTTTACCGTCACCGGCGAAAGCGCCTGCGCCAGCCCGGAAAACTTCGACGCGGAGATCGGGCGCAGCATTGCCCGCGACAATGCCATTCAGAAAGTATGGATGTTGGAAGGTTATTTGTTGAAGCAGCGACTGTACGTGAATGGTGATAATAGCGTTGATGATCAGTTTCAACACTTCCTGTCATACTCCGGATATCATGCTGAGAGTCGTGAAGTGATTGAGAAACTGCGCAAAGCCTATAGCGATGGCGCGAGTTGATATTTGTAATCGTGACATGTCACACAGCCCGCCACTGAGCGGGCTTTTTTATCCCCTGACGCGGATGAGCGCAATTCTATACCCCGCAGCGGTTAGGCGTAGGGATCATACTCAGTTTCGCTTCGACCCTGCTCGTTACTGCCGACATAATGCAGCTTCTTGACCACCGGAAACGCGAAGGTAAGCGCCAGCGCGTCGGCATCGTTGGGTGATTTACCCAAACGCTCTTTAATGCTGGTCTTATCCTCGAGCACAATCCGGCTGTCTCTCAGCCTGACTTTGTATTCAGCCGCTGATAACTCCTCAGCCACCTGCTGACTGTCCAGCTGCCCGCCATCCTTCAGCCAGGTTTTAACGGCGTTGTACATCTCGCCGCGCTTGTTAGCCATCTGCGGATCGGTTGAGCCACCGCCGAACTGTATCAGCTGCCAGTTGCGACCCCAGTTATCGCCAACAGACTTCAGGCCGGTGCCATACCCGTAATCGATGAACACGGCATCAGCGCGGTACTCATCCTCAAACTGCGCGATGGTTTTGGCAAACAGCACGTCATCAGTGGTGCGCTGGTACTCGCCCAGCTTTTTGGTGTGCAGACCCTGCCGCAGGTAGATTACTGCCGGGTCACCGCCCTGGTGCGCGGGGTCAACGCCGATAACCGTAGCAGCGTGCGCCACCTGACCGGGGGTGATCACCCTGCCAACTGCCGCGTCTGTCAGGCCGGTTGGGATGAATTGCGCTTCTGATGCTGATGGGAACAGACCGCGCACACGCACTTTCACGAAGTCGCTATCCTCGCCGTAGTCGTCCACCCATTTCTGAATCTGGTCTTTGTTCGTGCCTTCCACTGAGCGGCTGTCTATCTGTGCTGTCTTCCAGCGGTGGCGCAGCTTACGGAAACACTCACGGAACCGGCCGGTGTTACGTGTCGGGTTACCGAACGCCACCCAGATGATTTCGGTGTTCTCATCGGTCAGCGCACCCTCTGCAACTTCCCAGACCAGATCGGAGATGTTCGATGCTTCGTCGAATACCAGGATGATGCGCTTGCGCTCGTTGTGCAGGCCCGCGAATGCCTCGGTGTTGTTCTCGGACCAGGGGATTGCGTCAGCGCGCCACGACTTAGCGTGCGACGGGTCATTACTGTAGATAGCTGTGGCTGTGCAGGTGAACCAGTCCTGGGTGATGCTCAGGCGCTGCCATTTGGCAATCTCTGGCCACGTCTTTGTGCGCAACTGGTTTTCGGTGTTGGCGGTCACCACCACCTTGCAATCCTCGCAGGTGTCCATCCCCCACTTAACCAGCATAGAGATGAATGCCGATTTCCCGATCCCGTGTCCGGACGCCCTGCCAATCATCAGCGGCTGGTGTCGCGTCGCGGCGTTCTGCAGGTGAGCGCCGATCTGCTTGAAGGCGTCCTCCTGCCACTGGCGCGGGCCTTTCGAATGCGCCAGGTCAGTACCCTCTTCGCCCCACGGAAACGCATACAGCGCATAGCCGAATGGGTCATGCGTGAACGCGCCGATGTCCTCTATCAGCTGCATCTCAAGATCGGCGGCTTTACTCATCTTTTCCACCACCAGCGGCACGTTTACGGGCGGCGGCCAGTTTATCAGCCAGGCTGACGTTAATATTCAGCTCCTGCACCTCTTTGAATGCGCTCACGCCGACGTGCTTACCGATCAGCTCGAGGTTCTTCACCTTGTCTGGCCATTTCACTTTCTGCATGGTCGATTCGATATCCTCTTCACCGTCACCACCGGCCATGCGGATCCGGTTGATGTCCATAGCGCTGAGCGATGTGCGCCAGACTTTTGGCCACTGGCTGACGGGTTTCAGGCCACCATCATCGGTCAGAATGTCGAGCACATCCATCTGGTCAATCTCCACCAGCCTCTTCAGCACGTAATCGGCATCAATCTTTGTCCGGCGGCTGCGCGCCTGGCGCAGATGTGCGATGCGTTCCTGAATGCGTGGATCGGCCATAAGACGGCTGGCCTGATTAACGGCGGTGGCTGGTGAGTACCCGGCTTCAATAGCGCAGGCAGTCTGGTCGTCAGGGTTTTTTACGTACTCTTCGCAGTATCGAACCATCTGCTCATTGAGTGGTTTGGTTGACTGCTTCTTGGGTTTGGTCGATTGCGGCTTAGGCATGGTAACACCTCAAAATTAATTACCGTTTTGGTAATAGTACCATGCAATCATCAGCCGCCAATAGGCGGGTTAACTTCGCTTAACGTGGTGCTCATGAGCGCAGAGGAATGCAGCATTCTCGGTGTCGAACTGGTGACCGGCTATCTCTTCCCAGTCGCCGGAGAATTTCCAGCGCACGTCCCACTTACCGTTGCTGCGCGGCCAGATGATGTAACCGCTGGTGAAGTCGCGCGATGCGTGGATGTCAGGCAGCTTCTCGCCCCTGTCCATGAAGTAAAACCGGGTACCGCCGGATATGAAAGTACGCATAAAAAAGCCCCGAAATACTGTCTATGCGAACAGTATAACAGGGCTGATTATTCTGTGACATGTCACACATTAAGTTTTGTTTCGTGCCAGCCCAGCCTCACCCAACAGGCTGACTCTTCTTTCAGCGGGCAATCCTGCACCGGGAGGTTGTCACCACACTTACCGCACTGGCGCTTACTCATAACGCGGAAACGGCTACGGACTCGCGCATCGTCCTGGCGAATGAGCAACGCTATATACTCGTTCAGCTCATAGGGTTCACGACCGGGGCGGCGTGCGGCGCAGTTATGCGCCAGCATCTCCAGTTCCTGACTATCTAGTGCCAGCTCCAGCTTTTTACCACCGGCAGCGGCCTGTCTGGCACGCTGCGCGGCTTTGCGTTCGGCGGCGGATTTAGGCATTAACCCACCTCCTTAAAGTTTTCTTTCCAGCCCTGATTCAGCATCCAGCTATAACGGTCGTTGCATTTTCGGGAGTAGCCGGAACTGTCAGAAAAACGACGACGGTCTTTGTTTGGAAACCAGCGAGACCAGCCATAACGATCAAATTGATACTCGGTGCCGTCCGCCAGAATTATCCGGCGGTGCTGTACTTCATTCTTTCGGGTGCCATCCGGCAATACGTGGCAGCTGCTGCCGTTTAGGTCGAACTTCGCGCCGGTAAAATCGATCATGATCTTTGCCATCACTCACCATCCTTACAGGCGCGGAGCTGGGCGGCGATTTGAGCGCCTTCGTGAACGGCTCCAGCGGCCACGCCGATTTCTTTGGCGTCAAACGTGCCTTCATCAATTAATTGCTGCAGCTTTCCTGTCAGAATCTCCACACCCTCAGCCCGCATAGAGTTGAGGTAGGCGTCGGTGACTGGGGTTTCGACTTCCAGCATCACCTGTATCGCGCTGTGATAAAACTCATCCTTGACGCCCGGTTCATATGCAATGCCATCAACCGTATTGAGATGACCTTGATTGTATCCAGCGGCATAAACATCCTCTGCCTGCTCGCGAATGGCACACACCTCAGCCGCCAGCGCGTCACGCTGTGCTTTGAGTTCGGCGATTGCTTTAGCGACACTTCCAGTTCCATCCTCGCCAATCGCTGCCATCATGGACTTTTCCCATGTGATAACGTCCTGCTTATGAGCATCACCACGCACCAGTGCGCAATCCAGACGGGTCGCCAGAACACTCACCATCTTCGCAATCTCGATCAGCGGAGTATCCATGCCGATCGCTTTGGCAAACGCATGCCCTGCAGCAACTAACTCTTTTCCCTTAACATCACTTAACTGTTGATTTTGCATAATTATTTTTCACCTCAGACCGTTATTGATAATCACAAATTTCGGGGTTAACACGCTTTTTGGTGGCGCTGGTTAACAGGTTCAGAACTCTTCCACATCCCATCCCGCGGCTTTTGGCTTCGGGTAAACCGCTTTGAAGGCAAACGGGTAGGTATCCGCTGCGACCTTCATTTTCACTCTGGCGTCATCGCTGAAGATCCGCTTTGAGCCTTTGACGTCGTGCATTTCAAGCTGGCCACTGGCATACATCACGGCGAAATCAACGGTGATGAAGCAGCTGTCAGCGAGGCGCAGCTTGATACCTTCGAACCGGTACCAGAGGATTAACCCGGCGCGCTTCTGCAGCTCGAGATGAGCGGCATAGGCGGTTTCGGATTTATTCATCTGGCCGATTTTGAGTCTGCCCAGTGCATAAAGGCGCATCTGCATGCTGTTACCTCATTGGTTACTATTACCATTTTGGTAATACTTATCAAGTAAAAAAATGCGCTTATTTGCGCTTTATCGCCATGCCCTTAAAACGCTCTGTATCGCGTTCTGCGAGGTTTTATCTCTCTGCCTGCTCCTTGCCTGCATAATTACCGGATAATCAAATCTGATGCCGCTGGTGCAGGATTATTACTGTTTTGGAACAGTCACCCCCTCCATCCGTCAGGGATCTCTTTGTCAGGCTCAGGCATCACAGTGATGTCACGCTGGCGGTTTGCTGTTGCCGATGAAGCCGCCGGTCTGGCTCTTCGCTGTGAAACGCTGCGTGCCAGTTTCTGCTCCCATTGCGATTGGGTGAAAAACTTCCCTTCGCCGATCCAGTAAGTCACGAACTCCGCTATCTCAGTTTTCTCTGGCGGGGTCTTCAGGATGATCCCCCAGACTGCTGCCCGACGCTGAAGATCCTCATCGGGTAGCCAATCTTCGAACATTGAGAACTTACCGCCAGTAGCTGGGGTATTAATCACGGCAGGTTCAACAGCAGGAAAGTTATCCACAGGAGCAGCTAATTTTTCTTCGCGTGCGCTGTGTGGGGTTTCTTCCATTTCCCTGATCCCTGATCCCTGATCCATTCCCAATGGTAGCTCTACGGTAGTGCTACTGTAGTCATACGGTACAAGCTCCAGACACTTGATTTTACTGGGCCGCGGCTTGTTTACGACCTGGTGGCGGCTGAAATTGCAGATGTGCCCAAAATGCTTGTTATCGGACGTGGAATACATGGCGATGTAACCACAGTTGGAAAGCTCCTGTATCAGTACCGGAATACTCAGGGAGGGTTCACGAATAGGGAATACCGCTGCGCGGATGAGTTTCGGGTTAGCATTAAAATAACCTTCATCGTCGGCATAATTGAGCAGCCCGATCGCCAGTAAGCATGCTGGCTCTGATAGTTCTGACATATCCTCATCAGTCCAGAACTCGGGTTTAATAGTCCTGATACGAGCCATCAGATGACCTCCATACTTGCTTTGATGAAATGCATTGCTGCCTCAGAATTTATCGCGTTGCCATAGCCTTTTAATCGGCCTGTTCGGTTGCGGCCAGCCAATGCTCGTAATGAGGACTTGCCATGTCCCAGGCCTTTGGCAAACCTTGCAACCAGCGGGAATGTGCCGGATTCAACTGGACGCCAGCTGCCATCTCGACATAAGAGCCAGTCTGCATCACGCCAAAAACCGTTAACCTCAAGGGGCCGCAAATCGCTGCAAAGTCCTGCGTTCTCTGCTGGGCTTTCGATCCGTCCAGCTGGTACATAGACATTGCTCGCTCCATCGATGGTGAGCGGTCGTTGTTGCTGGCTGTCGGTGTTGGCCACCCCGCCTGATAAGTCTGCCGAGGTAACTGATCCACCCTCTCCTTCCCTTCCCGCAGCGCCGTCATCCCCGATGAGTCTTTCCAGTCGCGTGATGTTGGTGTTATCCACCCGGCCAGCATTACGGAACCCGGAAGTTTGAGGCATATTTTCGGTGATCCGTCCGGGTTCTTGCCGCTGTAGCAATGGGTTGATCCCGTGGAATCGTTGGCCACCGGTGTCTGCCAGCCCGTTAACCGCGTTGCTCCGGAGAGATTCTGTAAACCTCTGCGCGTTTCCGGCTGAGGATTCACATTGCATGTCGGTGTGGGCCAGCCAGTAAGCTCTTTCTCTGATGTGCGGCGCACCGATGCTCGCTGCCGTAAACGGCGTAAGCCCGAAGGCGTAACCCATTCCTTCCAGGTCTGTTTGTACAAGGTCGAACCAAGCATTTGCGTTACCAGCTGCAACCTGTTCGCCAAAGACGTGCTGAGGTCTGCACTTTTCAATGAGCCACTGGAATGCTGGCCAAAGGTGCCGCTCGTCATCAAACCCAGCTCCTTTGCCTGCCGCGCTGAAAGGCTGGCATGGGCAACTTCCTGTCCAGACTGGTCGATCATCACTCCATCCTGCCTGACGCAGTGCGTAACTCCAGACTCCGATCCCTGCGAAGAAGTGACACTGTGTGAAGCCTCGCAAATCTCCGGGTGTAACATCTTCAATACTCCTTTCATCCACGATGCCGGGCGCGATTTGACCAGCATCTATCAGGTTGCGCAGCCACTGCGCTGCGAATGGATCAATCTCGTTGTAATAGGCTTTCGATAACATCAAATCACCTCCAGTGAGGCGGTCTTAGCGGCGCTCTCCATGATTTGCTTAATCTCAGCCTGACGACGCTTATTACTTTCCAGGGTGCAGGTGCAGCAATGGCCGTTATAAACCCAGCGCTCACTGTCATGGCCATGCTTACATTTCTTGCCTGTGTAATAGCGTTTCAGACCCTGGTGAGCTGCATCAAGCCGGGTAATCCTTCGGTACTTATTTGCTGATTTAGGCATTTCGCGGGCCTCAATATGATTGCGATTACGGCTATTTTCGCCTAACCAGAAAACAAATCAAGGCACATTTGCATATTTGGTAACGATTGATTGTTTTGTAAGGCTTTTTAGTCACAAAAGAGTAATAAAAAGCCGCCATGTAGGCGGCCTTCGGTGCAGGGGATATGGTGGTTACGCGGCTGCGTAGAAGAAGGATAGCAACTGCTCTTTACTGATATTTGGGTTAATACTGGTTACCGCTTTATGCAATTCCGTCATATAGTTACGGCTCGGAACGCGGCGGGCGTACACCAGGTGAGTACGGATATAATTCACTGTCGTGCCGGCCTCTTTAGCCAGCTGCTTCTTTTCTTCCAGCGACAGTCCCTGCCAGAACTCTTTGAAGTCAAACGGCTCCATTGGGGCCTCCAGATAACGATTTCATCCACTGAATTGTTACCTAACTGGTGGCAGTTATCAACCTGTATTACCAATCTGGTGCATTTACCAGAAAGGTAACATCGGCTTTAATTGCACCTAAATAGCCTAATAATCATCAATCATGTATCAGGGAAACAAATGAAGCCGATTTCCGGGATCCGTCGGGCAAATCTAATCTATCTGCTGGAAACCCGATTCGAAGGGAACCAGACGCAGATGGCGAAAGCCCTGGGTTCACTGCCTAACCTTATCAGCCGATGGACGCGCGATAAGCCGATGGGCAGCGCAGCGGCGCGTAATATTGAGCGAGTGCTGAAACTGGAAGATTACTGGCTGGATAACGACAGGGACAATGTGCCGCCCGTCGCCCAGGACGTGGAGATCAGTGATGTGGTTTCCCACAACCTGCGCCTCTGGATGGACAAATCTGAAGACCTGAAAACACAGGGTAAAGTTCACCGCGCCAGCGGCGTGAACCAGTCAACCGTGGGCCGCGTTCTGAATAAAGAGATCGATCCGACCATCAGCACTGTTAACTCTATTGCCAAAGCGTTCGGTCGCAATGGCTATGAACTGCTGATCCCGAATACTGATGCCCGTCAGATCCAGTATGACCGTGACCTTTATGAAAAGCTGGACACGGCAGATAAAGAGAAGATCACCAGCTTTATTGAGTTTGTTATCAGCCAGGCTCAGAAAGAGTCAGATCAGTAGATACCGCGGGTTCATGACGGTATGAGTCAGCCATATACCGTCAAAGCCCGGGATCCCTCCACCTAATCCAGCACACTCATTCCCTACCCGATGGTATAAAACCCACCCTTACAGTTACCGTTATGGTAATTTTTTCTTGTGATAACGATTGACACCCCCTGAAAAACGCTTATTATTAGCCTCAAGTGTTACCAATTTGGTAATAGCTAATCGCTCTTTAACAATCCGAAACGGGCAATCACAACCCACAATCTGGCCGCCCACCAGATGGCACGGCTAACCCGTAGAACCGGAACGCCTGCCCGGAAAGTGAACATCCCTATCCCTTTTTCGGAGACAGATCATGACCTTTAATGATGTGACCGGAGAGCCTTTTGTAATAGTCCGCATAGCCTGTGGCTACCTCTGGAGAATGACAAACGTCCAGACGCGCTTCAGTCAGACAGTTAACCGTGACCAGTTCCGGAAGATCGCCTTAGGCGCTTATGGGCTTAAAGGCTCTTTGTCATGCAACCAACTATTACCAAAACGGTAATTCTGGATTCAGAAATGAAATATCGTTACCAGAACGGCAAGTACACCTTTACCGCCTGCGTGCTTGGCATTGAACGTCAGTTCTCTGACTTCAGTGCGGGCGTTGAGTGGGTATTCACACAAAAAATGGCCGCCAGCTGCGCGGCAGACATGGAGTAACGGTTATGTCCGAAAGCACAGAGCTTGAAGTAATCAGCATCACCGCCGAACAGGCGCCGACGCTGTACGTTGAAAATGGTCTCGATCAGTACCTCGAGCAGATTCGTCAGGCAGTGAATGAAACGCCTGACCTCAGCACGAAAAAAGGCCGTGACCGCATTGCCTCACTGGCGGCAAAGGTATCACGCAGTAAAACAGCAATTGAAAAGCCCGGTCGCGATTACCTGAAGCGCCTGAAAGAGCAGCCGAAGGTGATTGAAGCTGAGTTGCGCCGCTTCACTACTGAGTGTGATCGTATCCGCGATGAAACACGCCAGCCGCTGACCGAGTGGGAGAACGCGGAAAATGCCCGCGCAGAAGCATTACAGCAGCGAATTGCTGACCTGCGCGGCCTGGCTGAAGTTGTCGATGCGATGGGTAATTACCTTTCTTCTGAAGACATCAGCGCCCGACTGTCCACCGCAAAATCCGTGACGCTGGATGACTCCTGGCAGGAGCTGAGCGCCGAGGCTGGTGTAGCAAAAGACGCCACCGTTCAGAGGCTGGAGTTATCTCTGGCTGAAGCCAAAAAGCGTGAAGATGCCGCTGCAGAGCTGGATCGCCTGCGTAAAGAGCAGGAAGCGGAGGCACAGCGCAAACGCGATGAGCAGCTGAAGCGTGAGGCGGCAGAGGAAGCAACCCGCCAGGCTGAGCTGAAAGCGCAGCAGGAGCGAGAGGCAGCGGCTAAGCGTGAAGCAGATTTAAAAGCTGAAGCTGCTCGCATTGAACAGCAGCGCATCGATGCAGAACGCCGGGCTGAGCAGGAAAAGGCAGATGCAGCGGCTAAAGCAGAGCGCGAAAAGCAGGAAGCTATTGATGCTGAGCGCAGACGCGCCGCAGACGCTGAAGCATCACGTCTGGCAGAAGAGAAGCGTGTCGCAGATGAAACGGCACGTCGCTCAGCTGACAGAGAGCACCGCCGGGTGATCAATCAGCAGGCTATCACTGACCTTGTGGCCGCGGGTCTCACCGATGAGCAGGCTAAAGCCTGTATCACAGCAATCGTGATGGGCAAAGTTCAGGCCGTCACCATCAACTACTGAGGTGCTTATGGGTGCATATGCACAGCACGACATCGCCGAAGAGCAACGCTGGCAACAGCATGATGCTCAGGTCGGCAAGAATGAGTGGATCCGTGACCGCGCGGAAACACTCAAAGAGTCATGGCCGGAAGGAGTTGAAAGAATCCGCCATCCACTCACTTCATACCCTATGGCTGGAATTGGTCTTGAAGCCGCTCAGGATGCTTATGCGGACATGGTCGATAAAATCTGCCTGGCACAGGCCGAACTCGACTGGCAGGACATGAGCTGGCTCGGTCAGGACTGGACGCCATGACAGCAATGCCTGAAATAAAACTGGCCCCGAGCGATCCGGGGCTTTATCTCAACCTCAGCAATGAGGCCTATCACGCTGGCCCCGGAGTCAGTAAATCCCAGCTGGACGACATCGCTATTAACCCGGCGGTGTTCCAGTGGCGCAAGTCAGCGCCAGAGGATGAAGAGAAGAAGACGGCGCTCGATATGGGTACCGCCCTTCACTGCATCCTGCTGGAGCCTGAAGAGTTCGGTGCGCGCTTCATTGAGGCGCCGCCATTCAATCGCCGCACGAACGCCGGTAAGGAGGCTGAAGCCGCGTTCCTGAAGGATTGCAGCTACACCGGCAAGACAGTGCTCGAGCATGAAGATCATCGAAAGCTGAAGCTGATGCGCGCCAGCGCATTCTCACACCCGGCGGCACGGTACTTCCTGGAGGCGGAGGGCCACTGCGAAGCGTCGATTTACTGGGACGATGAGCAGACCGGCGAACTTTGCCGCATCCGCCCGGACCGGTTCCTGAAAAATCAGCCGGTAATCGTGGACGTGAAGAAAGTGGCGGACATGGAGCGCTTTGCCCGCCACGTCGATGAGTTCCGCTACCACGTACAGGACGCCATGTACCGCGACGGGTTCTATCAGCACTTCAACGAATACCCGCAGTTTGTCTTCATCGCTGTCAGCGAGAGCATCGATTGCGGCCGCTACCCGGTGCGCGTCTTCCAGCTGGAGCAGGAGGATGTTGCCGTGGGTCACGATCTTTACCGGCGTGATCTGAACACCTATCACCAGTGCCGCCAGACCAATTCCTGGGGCGGCGTTGAATCACTTTCCCGCCCGGCATGGGCGCGCAAAAAGGATAATCAGGCATGAGCACTAATTTAGTAACCAGTGAGACCACCAGCACCGCTGCCACCATCTTCAATCCGCAAAGCCTGATGCAGCTTCAGCAGTTCGCGCAGGTGATGTCTGAAGGTGTCGTCGCTATCCCGCAGCATCTCCGCGGCAAGCCTGCTGACTGCCTGGCCGTGACCATGCAGGCGGCGCAATGGGGCATGAACCCCTACGCAGTAGCACAGAAAACGCACATCGTGAATGGCGCGCTGGGCTATGAGGCGCAACTGGTAAACGCGGTCGTGTCGTCGTCCAATCTTCTCTCCAGCCGGATCAATTACAGCTGGAGCGGCGATTGGTCGAAGTGTGCCGGCAAGAACGATAAATCGGACTTCCTGACCGTCACTGTGTCGGCGGTGATCAAAGGTGAGTCTGAGCCGCGGGCGCTGACCATCAGCATGGCGCAGGCTGGAGTGCGTAACTCTCCGCTGTGGGAGCAGGATCCGAAGCAACAGCTGGCATACCTCTGCACGAAGCGCTGGGCGCGCCTGCATGCCCCTGACGTGCTGCTGGGCGTATACACGCCGGATGAGCTCGACGAAACGCCACGCGGCGAACGCGACATCACACCGCGCACCACCGCTGACCTGAACAACATGATCGGCAGCAGTAATGAGTCAGTCCCGGCAGCTGATAACCGAGATGACGCCGTACTGGTGGCCGGGCTTCAGGAAGAGATTGATCAGGCTGACACGCTGGAGAAGGCCAGCGCTGTCGGTGAGAAGCTCAGCCAGCACAAGGACGACTTAACCGAATCCACCTTCCGATCACTACGCGCTAAAGCCGTCAAAGTTTATAAACACCACGACGCCCGCCGCCAGATTGAAGCTGCGATCAACAGCCTGGACGCCAGCGCGCCAGACGCGAGAGAGACTTTTATGAAGGTTGAAGCAGACCTGCAACGCCTGAAAGGTGCGCTGGGGGATGAGCTGCACGAAGGTTTCAGCATCACGCTTGGCGACATGCGCGCCGAATACGTTTAACCAACACCAGTGAAAACTCAGGGGCCCATAGCGGCCCCTTTTCTTTGGAGAGAAAAAATTATGAAAGGTGCAATCCGTAAAGATCAGCTGCTCGAGCGCGTGCCGCTGTCTGAGTACACCATCAATCAGATGGAAAAGAATGGCGAGTTCCCGAAACGCTTCCCGCTGACCAACCGCACCGTCGCCTGGAACGTTGACGAGGTAGAGGCCTGGCTCGATGAACGCCAGCGCAATGCCAGCGCAGCACAGCGTGACCCGTCACTGGCTGCGAAGTTCGAAGCCAATCCCAACCACCGTAAAGCCGCTGAGCGTTCAGCGATGAGAATGGCGGGCTGATCATGACATCGAAAGAATTAATCCTCACCTATCTGCAGGAACATGGCGGATCCCGGTCCGTCGATATTCACGCCCACCTAGCGGAGCACGGTCTTAAGCGTGAAAGCTCAATGTCAGCGCTGAGCAAACTGGTGCGCGCCGGCGAAGTTATTCGCGCCCGGTTCCGCCAGGACTACATCTGCTGGCTGAAAAACACCAACGTGGTGATCAGCCCGAGTGAAATGCGCAACCGGCTGAGCAATGCAAACCGCCGCCTGAATGCGATGAACAGCATCAACGTGGTGTTTGATGAGTGCCGGGCAAACAGTCAGGTATACCGGATGGATCAGCTGCTGCGTTCGGCGCGTGAGGTGCGGGCATGAACTATCAGCTGATTTATGCCGATCCCCCCTGGTCATATGGCAACACCATCAGCAACGGTGCCGCGGGTAACCACTACGGCACCATGTCGATGGCTGACCTGAAGCGCCTGCCGGTGTGGTCGCTGGCTGCGCCTGATGCTGTGCTGGCGATGTGGTACACCGGCACACACGCTGAAGAGGCTATCGCGCTGGCTGAAGCCTGGGGCTTCGATGTGCGCACGATGAAGGGTTTCACCTGGGTAAAGCTCAACCAGCTGGCGGAGCAGCACATCAACAAAGCGCTGCGCGATGGCGAGGTAGAAGATTTTTATGACCTGCTGGCGCTGCTTAACACGCAGACCCGCATGAACGGCGGCAACTACACGCGCGCCAATACAGAAGACTGCCTGATTGCCGTGCGCGGTGCCGGCATTGAGCGCATGAGCGCATCTATCAAGCAGGTGATTTACAGCCCGCTGGGTGAGCACAGCGCAAAGCCGTGGGAAGCCCGCAACCGCCTGGAGCTTCTGTATGGTGACGTGTCACGCATCGAGTTGTTCAGCCGCGGTGATGCCGAAGGCTGGCATCACTGGGGAAATCAAAATCCCCGTAACGATGTAGAGCTGGTGCCAGCAGGATTCACAGCAACCAACAAACAGCCGCGCAGGATCGAGGTTACCCGCGGCATGGTGGAGTTAACGAGAGGTAATGCAGCATGATTCAGGTAACTCAACTGGTAGTCCCAATACCGCTGTTGCAGCAGGCACGAAATATTCAACTGGCAATCATCGACCTAGCTAAGAAGCGACACCTGAAGCCGGAGCAGTTCCGAGCGCACCTGCACGCTATCGACATTCTGGCACGAGAAGCACACGATCTGATTGTCGATGCTGAGTTTGATCAGCAGGACCGAGCCATCAATCAGAATGGAGGGAAATCACTTTGATCGCACTGTCGATTTACCTCATGATCGCTGCTTACCTGCTGGGTAAGCTGGAAGACGGTCCGCACTCTCCGCAGTCAGTCTTTATCTGCCTGGCATGGTTCCCGGCAGCACTGATTTACCTGTCAGCGCTGCTGGCGGACAAAAAACTTGGCGATCACCCTGAACGCTGAGCCATCCACTGTTCAAACCGCAATGGCGAGAACGGCACCAAATCTGAAAGGCTACCATCTGTCCACCCATCCACCATGTCGGCCCACTGCTGCAGCATAAACGTGCGTTGCGGAAGGTATTCCGCTTTGTTGTATACCGCGCGCACACCCTTCTGCTCATGGGCCAGACACTTCTCTATCCAGTCAGACGGATACCCCGCTTCGTGCAGCAGCGTACTCGCTGTGCGCCGCAGGTCATGAACCGAAAAATCCCCCAGCCCCGGCTTATCCTCTTTTCTCGTTTCCTCAATCGTAATATTGATCACCCGGTTAAGCGCCGCGTTCGACAGCGGCTTCGTCAGGTCATAACGCCCGGCCAGCAGATACCGGCTGCCGCCGGCACACATCTGCAGGCCCACCAGCAGATCATGCGCCTGGCTCGACAACGGGATAATGTGCGCCCTGCTCGCCTTCATTCGCCCGGCGGGTATCTGCCAGAGCTGGCGGCCAAAGTCGATCTCATCCCATACCGCGTTAGTGAACTCGCTTTTCCTGACCAGCGTCAGCATGACGAACTTCAGCGCCAGCTTAAGCGTCGGCATTGTGGCCACATTGTCCAGAGTGCGGAAGAACAGACCGATCTCTGCTGGCGTCAGCGCGGTAGTGCGCGGCTCAAAGGTGGCGATCGACGATGCTTTGATGCGTTCCGCTGGGTTTACATAGTCATGGCCCCTGTCAGCGGCATAACGGAAGACGCTGGCAACAATCTCCCGTGCCTGGACTGCTGTCGCCCGGCCGCCGCGCGCGACAATACGGTCGCACAGGTCACGCACCATCGCAGTGGTGATCTCGGTCATCAACTTGTTGCCAAGTGCCGGGAGGATGTCCCGGTCAATAACAGCCTGCTTCATAGCGCGTGTACTGTCAGCCAGGCGAACATGCGCCATATAGCTGACGGTAAAATGATTAAATCGATCAGCGCCGGTGATGTGTTTTTTACCGTCACGCTTGGCCGCAGCCGGTGATATGCCTGAATCGATCAGCTTTTTGGCGGTATTTAATTTTTCGCGTGCTTCCGCCAGGCTGATACCGTCAGGCCCATACTTTCCGATGGTCAGCGTCTCGCGCCGACCGTTGAAGCGATAGTCATAGCGGAATGACACGGTGCCGCCGGGCTGAACGGAGACGTAGAGGCCTTCGCGATCTGTGACTTTGTAGGCTTTTTCGCGTGGCTTGAGGTTCTTCAGCTTTGTGTCGGTGAGCATGATGATGTGACTCCGTATACCGTCACCGCTACCAATCTGGTAACGGTAAAAAGGATCAGGAGCGTACAACGGAAAGTGTTTACCGTCAAAAATACCGACGGTAAATTGTGGCTTTCAGCAATCGTTATCAATCGTCAAAAAGAAAAGGCCACCCGTAAATGCTGGTGGCCTCTGGCTTCACTCAATCATGGTCAATCGTTATCAATTGACCGTACATCATTCCCACTCAATCGTCGCTGGTGGCTTACCGCTGATGTCATACACCACGCGGGAGATGCCGTCGACTTCATTGATGATGCGGTTAGAGACACGACCCAGGAAATCATACGGCAGGTGCGCCCAGTG